TGTATTGTTTTTGTTTCCTATAAAAGTTTTTGAAATCAAGAAATCTAAAAAGAATCCTTTTACGCCATCAGAAACTCCTTCAAAACTTTTATCCACAACAATACTATAATTTGCGGGCTTATTTGTTATATTTTTGAGTTCCTTTTCATCAGTTATTGTAACTAATTCACCTTCCACTCTTTTCTTATAAACAGGTTTTAATGTAGAAGTTAAAGGTTTTATTTTTTTAACTTCTTTTAAAGTTAAATTAAAAGAAACAGGTACGTCATTAATTCCAATGTCAGTACTAATTTCTACCATTCATTAAACCACCTTAAGCAAGCCATTTGGCCCATGCAACTGCTTTACCCAATCCTTGTGCTAGACCTAGACCACTTTGAGGTGGAGTATATGTTGGTTGACCTGTTTGTGGGTCAATCCAATAAGGATTATTCATGTTGTCATAACCACTAGGAGGAATAGGATAACCGCTACCGTTGTTCATAGCCATTTGTTGTTGGTTTAGAGTATTGTTAAAATTAGTACTCATGTTTCCTCCTTGTATTTGACTTGGATTTAACCCTTGAGGATTCATACCCATTTGAGGATTCATACCCATGTTGGTAGAAGGAGCAGGTGCAGATGGAGAACTAAACCCTTGTGCTTCGAGATACTGTTGTTTAGCCATTCTTCTTTGCATTACAACTTCACTATTGATAGCAGTAGCCAATAGATTTTGTATATCTAAATCAATATTTTCTTGCGTTATAGCAGTAAATTCATTTAACGCATCGGGTGTAATAGAAAGGTTTCCACTAGAACTTTGACTAAATTCTAATTTAACTAACATCTGACTAACACTTCTAGTAACTGTATCTTCAATTAGTTTTTCTAATGCCGTTAAGAATGATTCTCCATGATATTGAAAGAAATCTTCTACATGGTTTTCTTGTAAAGTTAGAAGATTATTCATTGCCTTGAATTGTGTTTGTTGTTGCGCTCCTATTTGAGTCGCAAGGTTACTATTACTTGTACCAAATAATCCCATTAATCACTCCCCCCCTGTTTCAACATTGACAACGTTAACGCCTTCGGTTAATAGAGTTTTGACTCTTTCATTAATATTGTTAGTTTCAATAATTAATCTAAATAATTCTTCTTCTTTATTTTCAACACCGTTGTTTGGAGGTCGGATAGTCCAACCCATAGCAGAAAGAGATTGCATATCTGTTTGTTTTAATGTTGTCATTGGGCCTGATGTTACTAAGTTAACAGGATTTAAACTTTTAGCAGATGGAATATATGCACTAAAAGAAAGACCATGTTCCTCTGCTAATATTTGCTGTTCTAACATCTCATATTGTCTATGAATTGCAGCGTGTTTTTCACAATATGTTCCTCTCATGGGATAGCCTTTTCTTACTTTATGTAAAGGTAGAGGAGGTCTCCTAACATCACCTGATTCCCAAACTTTTTGTGAACCACAAACCACACATCTATCTTTTAAATTATATTTGAATCGGTATGGTATTTTCAAAAATTTCTTTTTTTCGGGCATCAAAACTTTGATTATTTCTTTCAATTGTTTTTTGGGCTTTAGGTTTTTATACTCATATTGTATAATTGAACCTGCTGCTCTTGCGGCAGAAAATCTATCTAAAAATGGGTTAGTTCCCACATGGGCTGACTGTGCGCCAATAAGGTTTGTTGGGTTGTAGTTCATTGTCATGTGGTAATTCACCCTTAGTAGTCCTTTATCATTGTTAGGATTCCTCTATATACCATCTCTGAATCAGATTTGGCACTTACTATATATTTGTAGCATGGTATTCCTTTATCATTTAACTTCTGCATACCATTTCTAAAGGATTCAAATATTGGATGTTTTTCTATTGTTTCATAATCATATTTGTCTTTCCACAAATCATGTTTGTTAGCCCAAAGACCAACTGCTACGGGATAATCATGTAACTTTTTCTTTTTTCTTTTTCCGCCAATATTCCAATAAGGACTACAAATAGTATCTACCAAAAAAGTCCAACATAATTGTTGTTCTATATCATAGTGCTTATCCATATGCCTATCATCTAACATGAATATAATATATTTAACATGTCGAGTACGCATATCTTCAACCCACTCAGTCCAAAATACAGTCTCTCCACCAACATCAGCAGTTTTAACAGTATGAGCATCACCGTCTAATTTTACATATTTTCTTGAGGCTCTATGTAGCCCTACGGTTCTATCTGTAATAGAAGGAACTTCACCTCTAGTTCTTAATTGATGATGTAATGTAGTTTTACCTGCTTTACTTGCTCCATATACCCCAAATGGTATAGAATGTAATCTTTGGTAAACTTTATTCATACCTTCTACTAATAGAATAGCGAAGCCCGCCATTACTGACATTATATATCACCATAAATGATGCCATAAATTAACTATCCCATTCCATGTAGAAGTAAACAAATTATAACCAAACAAAGATATTGCATGGCCGACCAAGAAACTAATTCCACAAGCAATACCACTCCAAAGAAAAAATCTTGCTCTTAAAAACCAAATATCAGCAGAATGCGCTCTTTGTAAATCATAGGCTAATGTGGATTCATCGAACCCCATTAGGATTTCTCCTACCATATAATCACCTACTCATTGAACCCTGTTAAAAATGTTGGGCTAATTGTATTCCCTTCAAACTGTTGTGATTGTTGTTGCATTGCAGGTAAATTAGCATCTCCATAGAAAGGTTGACCGAATGATTGATTGAAACTTCTAAGTGATTCTCTAACTCTTTTACGATTTTCCTCATCTCTTGCTTTTCTATTCCAATAAGCATCTATTTTTCTTTGTAATAAAAAATCTTCAATAATATCATTTAACATTAAATCAAATAATGCCTTCAATAACATAATACCTCCTACTGTACATATTCCAAACAGTACTGCGTGGGATAATCCCGTGTATGGAAAGTCAACTCCATATATAGTGTAAAAATAAATGTTAGTGCCACTAATAGCACCAACGAAAAGTATAGTCATTACTAATCTTGTATCTGTATCAATACTAGGCATTGTTTCAACTCCATGTGCAAGAGTATGAACCGCCCGAACCTGTTAGAATTGCAGTTATTCCTGTACCCATTGACCTATTGTGCATATCAAATTCTATTGTGCTATTAGCAGTTAGAATTAATCTAGCAACCTCATCTGCTGAACCAACAGATGTATTGTTATGGTCGTATATTTTTAATGTAGCAGTTCCGGTAGAACAAAAATGGATGCTTGTTAATTTGCACCTGCCATCATTTACTACTGCACTTGCAGTTTTTACAGGACTACCTGCGGAAACCATTACTTCACTTCCTTTTTAGTAGTAGTCTTTTTTGCAGGGGTTTTCTTTTTTGCAGGGGTTTTCTTAGCGGCAGGTTTTTTCTCTATTACTTTTTCTTCCTTCGGCAATATAGTTTCAGTTACAGTATCCACAACATTTTCTACTGCTGCTTCAACCTTTTTCTTTACAGGAGTTTTTGCTTTCTTAGGATATAATATATCAAGAATATCTCCCTCAACACCTAAGTGCCTACGAATTGCTTTTACTCTATTTTCCGGTAAGTTTGCAATATCCTTTTTATCATCTTCTGTAAAGTCTATTTCTATTGATTCATCTCCTAAATACAATGCTGCGATTCTTGCAGGTACTTCGCAAGGAGCATTTGCATTAATGGAATACAGTGTTTCCCCTGCCCCTCTTATTACTAGTTCGCCATTTCTATGTGTTTTCAATTTTACTAAAGCCATAATTATCAACCCTTTTTTATAGGGTAGTAATCCCTACCCCGATACTTCGGAGTAGAGACTACTACTTTACGTTTTCACTTATTACCAAGTACCTTAAGCACTCTTTAGGTTTGTAATTTTACCTTGTCCCTTGAAGAAAGAACAGCAAGTTTCTCCCATAGTGCGGTACATTCCTTGATTTCCAAGTTTACCAACACCGAATGGGTTTCCACTAGTAATACCATCTTCGAAGTATTGTGTAGGTTTCATTACAGATAGCCATAGGTGGTCGGTATCTAGAACTAATATATCACTAATTCTGTTAGATGTGGACTTACCTGTTGACGGCATATCTTTAGCAGGGATGATTGGTATGTCATAGTATGTTGCAACTCTGAAACCAACTTCTTGACCCTTGACACCACGAACACCATTATGGGAAGGAACGATTTCTTTCCTATCCATAAATCTCTCTTGTGATTGTAGTAAATCGGAGATTTTCTGAATGGTATCGTATCCTGTAATGATAACTTTAGGGTTTCCACCGTTAGTACGGATTCTTCTAATCATATCATTAAGAATACTTAGTGTTAGAACTCTACATTCACCTGATGTATAACCTGCACCGAAATCAACTTCTGCATCTAGGAAAGATGGAACACCTGTGTAGGTATATGCTCCACTTCCTCCTGATGTGTTAACAGTAACAGTTCTAGTTGAACCAAAGATAGTAGTAGCATCAGCAAGTTGTGCTGCTGTACCGTTATTTGTTTGGTTGTGGTAGAATACGTCATCATCGGCCATAGTTGCAATTTCAACAGCAGAAGAAACTATCTTCATCAAAGAAGTGTAGTTCTTCTCAATACCAGTAGTACCGTTCTCTGAGTATTTCTCAAGAGGCATAACTAACATTTTGCTCTGAACCTCTGCGTGTAATTTACCCATGTCTTCTCTTACAATAGCACGAATATCACCAACACCATCATCTATTGCAGCCATTTCCATTCCTAGTTCTGAGAACTCGAATAGATGTGCAATAGTCTTAGGGCTAACATATAGTTTAGTATATTCAGGAGCAATTGCTCTGAAACCATCTGCACCACCTAATGTTGCGTTTTCTCCAACACCACCAATTTGGTCTGCTCTAGGAGTTGCTGCATCTGCTGATGAAATACTAGCGGTAACTGCATTAGTACCTGTACCGAATGCTGCGTCACTACCACCAATAGGTCGTGATTTCAGAACTCTCCATCCACTAGATGTGTATGGTCTCTTAGCAAGCATTGCTAGAGGGTTTACTTCTTGGTTTAATACAGACCAAACTTTCTGTCCGTATAGTAGGTTGTACAAATCACCTAGACCTGCTGCACCCGTAAATGCATTAGCACTAGTATCGTGAGGAGTACCGAAACCACCTACAACTCCACCTGCTTTAAGCAAGGCATTGCCGCTTCCTGTTCCGCCATATCCGTATGTTGCTGCTTCTAAATCTTTCATTGTTTTAATATATCCACTCATAATTTCACTTCCTTAATTTCCCCTCACAAGAGAATGTACGTCATCCCAAGTCATATTGGCTGCTGCCTCTAAACTTGTAGGTATTCCTTCCGGTAATGCCATTGACATTTCCGCGCTCTTGCGAATTGTTTCGTCTTTCTCTGATAGAGATTTTCGTAGTAGAGCAAACTCTTCTTTTAGTGCTGCTACATCTGTTCTAGCATCGTATGATGCGGATTCTGCTGCTGATTTCTTAACTGCAAGTTCTTCTGAAAGTCTTGCTTCAAATTGCTTAGAAAGATTATCGTATGCAAGTTTTTCCATCTGCTCTGCTTTGAATTGTGCATATGCTTTCTCAACATTTTCTGCACTTAGGTTAAGAGTACTAAAGTCCGAAGCCTCTAAGCCTTCACTCTTTAGTTCAGTAGGTGCAGCAGTAGGCTTACCGCCACTTACTACTAATTCACCTGCTTCGTAGTCTCTAGTTGAATCTTCATCAAGAGCCTTCTCTTCCATTTCAGATTCATCCATAGATTCTTTTTCCATTTCCTCATCATCATCGGCATCCATATATGCCATTTCATTCTTCGTTACTTCGTCATATTTTCCTTCCTCTCCGAGTCCGTTAACTTGTTTCATCAAGTCATTCAACTCTTCGAGTGCTTTTTCCAACTTCTCACTCATTGTTTTATCCTCCATTTTTAAAATGTCGAATTTTGCTTCGGGATTAATCCCCTTTTCACAGATAGTTACTTCGTGTAACTCCAATCTGTCTATCTCATTGTATTCACCGAACTCATCCGATGTTTTTTGTTTCTTAGAAATCGCTTGACCTCCAATACTAAAAGAACGTAAAGTTCCTTTTCTAATACTTCTTGAAATTTCTTTTGCTTTTTCTATGTCATCTCTTAATTTAATAACAACATAAAACCCTACATCATCTACTCCTGTCTTGTGTAGAGTACCATTAGTATCTCTATACTTTTCAATGACTTCTCCTACCTGTACATTAGAATGATTAGACATAACATTCCTATATTTCTTTTCAGACATATATTTTTCAACTGCTTCATCTAACGCCTTCAATGTAATTAAATCATTTTGCTTATCTACAATTTCTATTGAAGCATAGCCTCCAATAACTAAATCATCAGACTTGAGAATAGTAAACTCATGTTCTTTATCTACTTGCATTAAAATAGATGGCTGCATGAGCATTATTTTTTTGTCTTTTTAGTTTTACTATATTAACTAATCGTTAATTTTAGGTGGAAATTCTAAATTGGAATATTTATCCTCTTGAATATTCCAAACATCTACGTCATCTTCATCCTTCAACATATCTTGTTTTTTACCTGTCCAAACTATCCATGTTTTTTTCTCATTAAGAGGCACTACTCTAACGTGTATTCTAGTGTCGAACTTATCTCCTTCTAATTTATATTCATGGTAGCCATCCTTTTGGACTCCTAGAATAACATTTCCCTTGTCTATAACTTTACCACCGTTTATTTTTTCTGCTACAATAGCAGGGTATTTATTCGATTTACCAAATAAATTATACACATCATCAGTATCTTCAATGTCTATTAACCAAGCAAACCGTTTTTTCTTATAATCAATTATAAAATTAAGATTGCCGTCTTCTTGTTTAGTTATTGTAAACTCGCCCGTTCTAGATTCTTCTTTATGAATAACCATATCATCTGTATCTTTTTCTAAAACTTCTTCGTTAGACATGAAAGTATTAGGGTGTTTGTAAATGAACGAATCTTGTTTTTTCATCCAATTCATTAATTTAGATTCGAGTGAATCAAAAAGACTTTGGTATAAATCCATATGATTTTTTCTAACAAATAGTAATATTTTATCAAACTCTAGAGCATCTTTACCACTATCTAATATTTCATTACGAATTGATATTCTTAATTCGGAACGTTTACTTTTTATTAATTGATTTAATTCTTCTTTCCACAAATCAATATTATGCAGAGCATTTTTCTCCATTAAATTATCGCCCTCAAATCCATATAAAGTATAGCCTTCTAAATTTTCCTTTAATATTATTTCAGCAACACCGTGCGTATCATCTGTAATATAATATCCTTTCTTAAGTTTTTTAGGTTTTACTAAATCGGATTCCATACCACTCATAATTCTAAATGGCTTAGGAACTTTACCTGCAAGACCCTGTACTAAAGTGCTAAGAGATTTCTTACTTTTGCTTGCTAATTTTTCTAAAGTAGCAATATTATCAGATTGTGTTACTTCCGGTATTTCTATTACTTTAGCAGAATACAAACTGAATCCGTTTTTCTTCTTAGTTACTTCATCAACTTTAACTCTAACAATAGAGCCTATGTCAACATTTATTTTTGTGTTGAGAGCCTTACCAACTTCTAAATATGCTTTATCTTCATAATCAACAGTAGAATAGTTTCTAGCAACTTCTGCTGTAACAGGGCCGATTCCCATAGTATAAGAATGTAGATTACTTTTTGTCTTTCTATCGTTTAATACCACTACATCTAAATCAACAAATTTTTTCCACTTAATCCACTTTGGATTTTTTCTATTTCCTATGTAATATGTAGATTCAATGTCTTTGATAACCACACCTTCTGACGCAGGTAGTTTCATAATATCTTGAGAATAGTTTTCAACTTCTTTCTTTGAATCTGCTATTCTAGTATCTTTCTTAGATGGGAATGCTAGTTTTTCTGAGGAATGTTGAGCGTATTGATATAATAAAATATTAATTCTTTCTCTTAATGGAGTATCTGTAATATCTTTACCTTCGTGTAACATAATATCAAAAACGTGAGCCTTCAATGTGCCTTCTGTTTTTTTGTGGAATACATGAGTGATAGTATCTGCTCGGTGTAACGGTTCATCTTCCATAAACAACATTAATTCTGCATCTAAAATACAATCTCCAAACTGTTTCTTTTCCATATGCTTAACTTGTTCTGAACATTTAGAAGTAATATCCTTTTGATTAAAGGAATATATTTTAACTTCATCATTGAACTTGTGTATTTGTATTCTCATACCATCGTATTTTTCTTGAACAACAAACTCTCCCGTTAACCCCTTAATGTCATCTAAATCATCTATCTCGAAAATCCGATACATTGGTTTGTTAGGTTTAATAAAATCTATACCTGCTTTTTTTTCTTGTTCATCATCTGCCTTTGAAATGTCTAATTCTAATAATGAATCCCATTGTTCTTCATTATATTTTTCTAGATATATTTTTTCTAATTGTTTAAATCCCTTTTTACATTTAGATTCTATTCTTCTGTTATCAGAATCTTCATCACCATAATGTTCCAATATGTAAATAGGTACATCTTTAGGTTCTAAGTCTAACCCCATATATCCCTGCGTTATTTCATCGGGTTTCATACCATGTGCTTTCCAAGATTTTTCCGGTATAGTATTAGCATGAGACCTTACAGCATAATGAATAAATGCTAATAACATTGATTCATTTTTTAGAAACTCTTTGATTACATTATCTCCTAATTGTTTAGAAAAAGGGTCTGATATTTTATCTGATTTAAACCTAAGATTTTTTACTCCTTCATATATTTCCTTTGCCTGTCTTGAAGTAGGGTCATATGCCTCATCGGAAAAAGCAGTATCTTCTTTTAGATGTCTTTTCAATTCTCTAGTAAAATCTCCCAAAGAATCATATTGGTCTCTTACTTCTTTAACTGTTTTTTTCCATTTATTTCCATACTCGGAAGGATTCTCTTTTGCAGAAAGATATGAATATCTTACCCTTTCAAAAAAGTCTAGAACTCTTTTAGTTAAAGAACTCTTTTCCTTTTCAAATAAAAGTCCTGTTTGTGGCATACTACCTCACTCAGTTAGAATCTTTCTTTTCTTTTCCTTCTATATTACTAGTTTTAGGTAGCGGCACTTCTTTAGGATTTTCTTTAGGTCTTTTCACTTTAACTTCTTCACCTGTTAATGGTTCATCTATTTCCATTGTATTTACATTAGCCTCTTGTAATACTTCCTTTGCTTTAGCGATTGCTAGTTCTAATAATTTCTCTTCTCTTGTTACTTTTTCCGGCATACTTATCTCTCCATAGTAGTTACTAGTTCGTGTATGTCTTCCCAAGCCATACTCTTTTTGATAGTATTATCCATTGGAATATTATTACTATCCATTCTAGGAGAAGGGGAATCCACCACAACTAATCCTGATTTCATAAGTAGGTTATCTTTGTGATAAACTGCTTGTTCTAAATGTTTCACTTTAGATACCAATTCTTTCAATAACATTAACATTTCACTATCTTCACTCATACAAACCATTCCTAATTAATAACGCTACTAGTTCTTCTCTTAATAAAGTTTTAAGTTCTGCTTTCATATTCATCTCTTACTCACCATCTCTTCAACTGCCTGTTTTAAATCATCTATAATTTTTCTAAGTTTCATTCTAAAAGTCAAAGGAATTTCCATAGTGCTTATAGTTTCTATAATTGTTTTTAATGTTTGAATTGTTCTTTGGTCGTATTTTGTCATTCTAAATCACCTCAATAATAATCCCACGCTAAGTATTTTCTTGTTAACTTACCTCTTTTATCGAACTTATAAGTAGCAACTGTATATTCTGGAATAGGTTCACCATCATCTATACCAACATCAAGATAATATGCCTCATCTTCATCAAGATAACTTATATCAAGAATGTAGTCTTTTAATTCATCTACATCATAACTTTTTTCCCTTAATTCTTCTAATTTGGTTTCATTGTAATCATCTTCGCCAAATATATGTTGATTAAAGAAATCATCTACTGCTTTATCTAATTTCTTCGGATGCAATCTTTTTATTTTTAGTATATCTTCCCAACTCATTCTAAATCACTCCACATTACCTAATCTGACTTTTATTGATACCTACACCTCTGACGGTGAATTTCGCTGTCTCTCTAGGTCTATCTTTTGTTCCCATTAGACATCTAACAAAAATAGGCAGGTCAAAACCAAGAACAGGTTGTGAGGAAGAGGAATAAATAACGTCGGATTTAACACCAAACTTCTCATCTATCATTTTCATGATATCTTCTAAATCCCCCTCTTCTCCTATCAGTTCCTCTAACTCTGCCATTACATCTTTCTTTAGTATATCTTCCCAACTCATTCTAAATCCCCCTTACTCTTTGGATAAACCAAGTCTCGTATTTGCCGATACAAAGTTTCGTAATCTTTTCTAAGTTCTGCTGCTGATGAAACTATTTCTAGATTCTTTTCATCAAAGCCCTCGAACTTTTTTTGAAGTCTTTTATCAGACTTAATTAAGTCTAATTTTTTCATCTCATCTAACAGGTCTGAAAGATGTGTCATCTCTTGACCCATGTATTCAGTAGGCTGAGTTTTTTGAAGAAGTTTCTTAAGTTTCTTCTTTTGTTTAGCATCAATTTTTTCTAAAATTGAAGGTGATTTTAGTATTTCTTTCCAACTCATACTCAACCACTTTGTTTATCCGTTCCTACAACTAGTTTATCAAATTATCTTTATTCTTTATTTTTCTTAGAAGTAATGTTGTTGCCAAATGTTTTATCGGCAAGTTGCCTTGCTTCTTCCGATGTTATCTTAGATTTAGATTTATATTTCTTTTTTCTTCGTCTATATTTACCTGTATCTAATTTTGGTAATTTTTTCCTAGCCTCTTTCTGTTCCTTATTATTAGGTTTAATAGTAAATTTATCTCCATTTAACCGTCTTAATTTGGTCTCTTCTACTTCCTCCATATATTCATCAGAAGGAATAAATGAAGACAATTCTTTAGGGTCATATTCTTTTTTTGGTTTTCTTTCATTAGGCATTGTTTTATATTCTTCAACATTTATTCTTTCACCAAAAGGTCTAGGGGGAAGTTTAAGTTTTGTCTGTCTGAGTCCATAATCAGAAAGCCAATCTCTTCCAGTTCTTTCTAGTTCCTTTATGTCTTCTTGAGAAATGCTATCAAAGGTAAATTTGTCTTGATGTATCTTCTTCTTCGGTGAGTTTGTTTGTTTAGGTTTAGTTTCTTTAAATTTAGTTCTTTGAGAATATTCTGCTTTATCTGAACCGAGTTTGAGTTTGTAAGGTAGTATATTTTTCTCAACAAGTTCGATGTATGTCTTCATTAAATTTTCTATTTCTTTATTTTGTACTTCTCTATCCTCGAAAAACTTTAAAGTTTTATCTGAATATTCATCTGAATACTTATCTTCTTCGGACAAACCTTCTTTTTCTTTCAAAAAATCTCCAAGTGTTTTTGTTAATGATTCAAGTTTTTCCTTTATATCCCTTTCAATGTTTTCCATTTCGGCATCTTGTTCAAAAATTCTTTTTACATCTTTTCCTTCTGAATTATCTGCAATACTATCAGAAATTCTATTTCTTAAATTTACATAAACTTCAAATTTATTTTCAACCTTTGTAAGATTTTTTATTTCAGCACTTATTTTTATAAGTTCTTCATTTATGTTCGCTTTAAAATCCTTTTCTCTTTGTTCAGCGTTTTCATCAACAACAAGGTTTCCCTCTCCCGATGGTGATTGTGTTCTTCTAAACGATTGAGGATTCTCTAGTTTTTTCTTGTATAGATTTCTTAATAAATCCATTTTTTCTTCCGGTAAGAATAGACTAGAATCAAGAACAACCCCCCTCGTACTCATATAGTCTAAATCTTTTTGTAAATTACTAAGACTTCTAGCAGATATTCTATACGAAGGTACTTTACTTATCTTAGCCATAACGTCTAATGCATTATTCAAATACACAATTATTTCGAAATTAGATTCTAATGTATCTTTAGCCTCAGATAATACCTTACTACCTTGCAATCTAGTGTCTTCTCTAATATCATCTTCCAAAATCGCAATTCTAGAAATTAATTCTAAAACTAAAAATTTATTTTCTGAATTGAACAGAATAGATATTTCAGAATCTTTCATAGCATCTAATAAAGATTCGGGATTCGATGTGCTTAATCTTTTAATAATAGGTTTTAATTCTGTTAATTTAGAATCATATTTAAAATTAATATAATTATTGAATGCTTCTCTATTTGGGTTTTTAGTGGCATACTTATTTTTCTGTTTAATACCTAACTTTTTAAACAAACGATATAATTTTTTTTCATTGTTATCTCTGTCTGCTTCAATTAATTCACTATATCGTTTAGGTAGAATACCACCTCTTAAAAAATAATTATTTAAGTCTTTATACAAATTTCTAAGAAGTTTTTCTTTCTCTTCATCTAGAGAATCTTTGTTTAATATTTCCTTAAACAACCTTAGTTCTTTTTTTAATTTAGATTCTTTATCGTCCCTTTTTTTATTTTTTAAAATATCCATGAACGACATAATCTAACCTCCTTAGAATGGTATATTTTCACTACGCATATTCTTTCTTTTAGGAGTTATCATAACGTCAGGAATATTACTAGGTGCATCATCAGTTTTATTTTTTAATGTTGTACTTGGGTCAACACCTACAACAGAATAATCCCTACTAATAGTAACATTATTCTTCTGCTCTGCACCTTCTTTAATTCTCGCTTGCTTTAATTCTCTTTCTAATTGTCTTACACTTTTTTCTTCACTCATCTTTTTCACCTCTTACTTTTTTATTTCTAGCCATTATTTCTGCTAATAAATCTGCTTCGTTTTTCTTTGTTCTTTCTGCCGCTTCCTCATCTTGGGGAAGTTTGGAAGCAGTAGTTGAAACTCTATCCATAGGAGTTTTATTTTTCTTGAATATATCTTTCCAACTCATTCTAAATCACCTTCCATCTTTTCTTTCCGATGGAGGAACCATCTCCGGTGGATATTCATTAAAATGTTCCATATCATTCCATTCATTCTCTTCTATCTGT